CCGCCATAATCACTCCAGTAATAACCTTAGATATGATATTTTTAGTAATAGGACGGTAATCAACCTTATGGGATTCTTCATTTTCATCGACTTTATCTTCTATTTCACATAATTTCTTTTCAAATCTTTGCTGGGCACTGTCAAGGTTACTAAGCCGCGCATCTATCTTTGTTAAGGTTTCAATGCTACGCTTTATATAATCACTAAAATCGTCAACAATTTTTTGTATATTACTTGTATTAACCTTTGTTTCAACAATGCCCTCAGATAATTTTTTTATATCATCCTCACAACGCTCTATGCGCTTTTCCATATTTGAATTCTCCATATGTCATACCGCCTCGTCATATTGTTTTTAAATGAATTTATATGAAACTATTTCAAATGATTCGGGGTATTGACCCGAATATGTAATTTCTACCTTATCTGTCTTAATTGCAGATTTATCGTTCAATAATATTCCATCGCCAAAAATGCTAATGGCAAATTTAGTGGGAGTTTTATGTAAAACTTCGCATATAATTTTGTAAGTCTTAATTTTCTCTTTTTTTGGTTTTTCTTCAATAATGGGGGAGGCGGTAGCCTCATGTTCAGTTTCGGGTTCGATGGGGGAGGGGGATTCCTGCTCTATGGTTTCTGCGTTTATATTGGTCTCGATTTCGGATTTCTTTGGTCTGCCCATTTGTTCACCTCGTTTCGGACAATTTTTGTAGGATTCCAGCATGACAATACATTTTTTGCTTGTACAAAAACGGTAATATCCACATGGCTGGTTTAATATATTACACCAGAGTTTAGATTCTAAACCCTGACTTAAATCTTTGCTAAATTCACACAACATCGGAGAACTCTCCTGCTAGATAGCGTTGACGAAACTCTTCGAATTGTTCTTTTGTGTTTTTGCCATACAAATATTCACGATGAAAAGCATCGTGCAATGAGGGTAATAGTGGTATTCCAAGCCCGTTTTGATAATGCAGTTCTAAACATTTATTAGAAATAAGTTCTAATTCTTTTTCGGTATATAATGAAATGTTTTCTTTAAAATCTAAACTTAAAGAATCCAATGTTTCTTTAACTATTTCAGAAAACGAAACTAAATGATGAACTATCACGCTTTTACTTTTTGATCCAGACAAGGCGCATTTGAAATTATATTGCTTTAATGAATCATATTTCCACGGATTTATTTTATGTCTTAAATATTCTGAAAGAGAAGATGTTCCACCATTCCAGTTATAATGATTGGTGCCACTACGTTTTTCATATCCACATTCTTTACATATCCCTTGCCCACGTTTAATGTTATGATAACGAACATATTGTATTTTATCTGGGTGGTTATTACAAATATAATAAAGAACATCGTTACTTTTAACAAACTCTTGTTCACTGAGTAATGTACAGTTCATTTCTTCAAACAATGGTTTTACACCTTCAAATTTATCAAAAACCAAAGATTCATTTTTTTTAGCTGGTATGCAATATTTACAAGCATCTTTTTTAGTAATAGATTGTTTAAGTCTTGTTTTATATGAATTGAACGTAGAATAGAAAGTTTCCCCGCAATAGTCGCAAACAATTTTTATTTTATAACTTGAATTTTCAGATAAATCATATAATGGAATAGATATTGTTGTTCCTTGGGGAACACACCATCTAGAAGACTTAACGCCAGAAGGGTGAATCTTTCTGATTTTATACTTGTCAACATCATATCCCTTATCTTTTAGATGTTTAATATTTCTATTAGATAATTTAATCTCAATTAATTGATTCCAATCAACCATTTTATAAAATTCCTTTCTGCAAAAAGAAATGCTAAGAGGGGTATGTTGCAGCATACCCCTCTTCTCTGAAACACGCATTAGCTAGATGTGTGAGATAAAATTTTATTAATTATTAAGGTGTTGCTACAGTCACACTAGCCGCTCCTGTTACGGTTGGTTTTGCCGTTATTGCAACACTAATCGTAGACGAGCCAGCCCCAACAGGATGGATAATACCCGTATGCGCTCCAACTGTGCAGGTTCCAACCGTAGAACTTGAGAAATCTAAGTCGGCGTTTGGTGCTACAAATGCCGACCCCGATGCAGGAATGGCATAAATTGTCATAGTTAAATCGGAATCAGTGGTCAGCAAATCAATATCTGCATCGCTCGGAGCGAGCGCGATAACCTCGTCATACCAATTTGCGCTATCGATAATTTCAGTAATTTTTGCGTAATACCCGCCAGAAGCACATCCGCCAGAACCAGACTCATAGCTTAAGGCCATAGCAGTCAAATCGGTGGTGCTGGTTCCATCGGATGCCATGTTGATAGTCTGCGCTCCTGAGAACTGCGCTCTCGGAAGCTCGCACTGAACCTTACCAATAATCGATCCAGAACTTACATCTGTTTCGCTCGATGCCAACTGCGTGTCAATAACGATTCTAGCAATAGTAGGTATAAAACTGGCATTAATCTGAACGCTACGAGATGCAGAATCTGCACTATAGTAACGCACACAAACATCGCCATTAGTAGCAACAGTGGTTGTGAACGCTTTTGTGCTGAACGAAACTTTTTCTGTAACGCCAGTAATGTTGTTAGTAACCCAACCGTACTTAACGCTAGAGCCATCCGGCGACACAATGGGGGTGCCTACCACGGAACCAGCGCCGCCAGTTACGGTCACGGTTTCTTCAACCCAGACATTATTACCAGTGACAATACTGGAACCAACATTAGCGGCCAGCATGGATAAATTCCACTGTACATCCGTCAAATTCAGCGACATCGCCCCAGAGTGATAATAGACGTACTGGAGGGCATTACCCTGACCCGCCCTCACCTCGGAATTACTTGTTGAAATTTCTATTCCAGAAGTGCTTAATGTTTTTGACATAAAAAGCAAATTCTCAGATGTGTCATACGCGTAGGCGATACCTACGCCCACCATGAATTTCTTCGACATTTAATTTCCTCCTTTTTGTATATCTGCAACCTTGCCAACTTTCCCCTTAAACTCGTCATAATCCGTTATTAAACTTTCATACTTATCTCGATTATCATCATAAAGGTAATGCGTAATGGGATTTTTAAATTCGACCATTCCGCCCATTTGGGCAGATTTATAAATTTGATAATGTAATTCTTTATTTTTGCGTTCAAGGATTTTAACAAATTTACGAATTGAAAGATTAATAATGGAATCCCAAGTTAGGGCGGTGTTAATCATAACGGAAATCATTTGATCTTCAAGCGATATTATTTTTATGGTATTGTTCTGTTTATTGATATACGCTTGTGTTTCAAGTAATGCCGCTTCTAATTTTGGATCAATCTTGTCGTTTGGTAATTCAACTAAGTTTTGTCCACAAATTATTGTACGAATCTTATTAAAGTCCTTATGGGAAAATTGCCATTTGTTATGATTTTCTTTTTCATATATGATAATGCAGGGTTTATTTTTTTCATCTGCATTAAAGTCTATTGTGTGTTTTGTTCTATCTAACCGAAAACACATAAATAATAAATTTTCAAGATTTGCTAAAAAATCTGTTTGTATGGAAATATAATATAAAAACGCCAAATACGACATACTGATTACTTGAGCATCTGGAATTCTGTTTTTATTAATTAACAAGCATCCAATGTTATCAAAAAACTCAATATAGTGTCGCATTGTAACGGGATAGATATTTAATCCATTTATTTCTATGGGATAATCATAAGTATAACTTTTTTCATATTCATCCGACATTAGCACTCATCACTATCCTATACCCAATATAATAATTATTAGGCTTAATAAAATTGCTGCCGTTTCCGCGACTTCGCGCAGCATTAAAATACAAACGCCCCAAACTCTCAATATCTCTACCATTCAGCGCATTCATCACATGCTCGAACATCACATCAAGTCTATTCGCGGCGTTAGATAAAATCGCAATTTTATTATGGCAGATGACATCGCATACAAAGTCTACGACGCTCGTAACATAATTTTCTGGATTAACTCTGCCCGTATAAACATGAATCTGAGTTTGTCGCCTTTCAATAGCATCATCTACAAATGGAGACGTAAAAACGCGGAACGGAGTTGAATCCTCTTGCCCTCTATAAATCAAGGCAGATTTTTCAGACTTGGTTAAATTGGTTTTGGACAACGCATCAGGAGTGGGATGTTTCAGCAACTTCCACAGCACTTCATCATTATTAATCAAGTGGCTTATAATATTATAAGATAAACCGCTAAATCCAGTGAACTTGTTGTAGTCATGCTCTACCATTACCAATCACCGCCTAACCAGATGAACGCTTTTTGTGTTGTTGCATCAGCCACGTCCGTACACAAAACAATTAGCGCATTACTCTCATCCCGCGCATTGTTCTTGACAGAAAATGAATTGCCATTAATAGTTGTAAGTGTATATTTTGACGCAGAAACCTGAGAAGACGGATCAACACTAAACGTGAACGTATCCGTTGCGCGTATCCCGTTTTTAAACTTATAGCATGTAAAAGTCTGCGTATCACCCAACACAATTGACCGCACATCTTCCGGCATAATGAGAATTTCAGCAGTGGGGGTTATGTCGCCATCTCCACTCGCATTAACAAGTGTCATCTTCCATACAATCAGCGGAGAATCATCGTCGTATGTCGTATTATTAAGAAAGTTTTTCTTTGATTCTATCTTAAAATATTGACCATTGAACGGCACCTCATCACTGATATCAAATAATCTCGTATTTGCATTGTTTTGCGCAATAACTATAATTTCACCTTCGGCTAAAACTGTATATCTGGTTATATTAAAAGCATCTTCAATATAATAGCCATAGTCGATAATACAAGGTTCTTGTACTAGTGTGCCATCTGGCTTTCGCTTTTGTAGCGTGTTGTTGCAACGACGAACTACGCATGAATTCGATAAGCTTTCATAATTACTAGCGTTTACTGAAATCCAATAATTACTATTCCATTGGAATCGAGTCCCAAGCGATCTGCGATTTCCATTCGGATAAAATATAAAAGTTTTCCAGTCATCACCAAGCTTATTACCAGTCTTCGTATCAACGACTGAATCAACTCTAGCAACTATTGACGAATAAGTGCCACTACCAACTGAAGATTCCTCTGTAATGTCCGTAAAAACATCTGGGGCATTAACAAAAGCCAACTCATTTATGGCATTGAAATCATTAATATATGATTGCTTGGGAGATACGCGAATGCTTGACCATGACTCATAATATGGATAATCACCCACTGCGAATCCCCTCCTTCATTTTTTCGCACAATTCGTTTGTGCAATACATTACAATTTGACGGACTTGATCGTGCGGATAATCATAAGCCAGCAATCCGTTTAACTGATATAAAAGATCGCGCCAATATTGATTTTCAAACCATACTTGACTTGCACCCGCCACCTTATTTACAAGAATAATTAAATTCTTACGGAAGTTACTTCTCGCAATCAATTCTTCATAAATAACCTTGCCAGAAACATCCTTTCCTTCAATAATTGGAAGCAATTTCCAAACTTGATTTCTCAAAATGTTAATTTCTTTTTCGCTCGTAAGAGAAATATTATATTTAGGCATTAAGCGCATCCTCACTTAAATAATCATCAATGTTATTACTAACATATCTGTTCATTTTGTTACGCACTTCTTCATATTTCATGGCTCTGCGATGTGATTTAGAATCAAGTAAATTGGCCTCGGAAAATCTTTTGGCAACCTTAGAATCTTGTATCATGCCAGTAATTTGTCTGCTGTCATCCAATTCACTGTCATACCACATTATCACTGTCCAGTCAGCAATAATGCTTTTTTCCAATGATGTAAGTGTAATATTAAACGTTGCAGCCGTATCGTTTCTATCGTCCAAATCCTGCCTACAATTGTCAAAGTTATTCAATCCTCGCACCATGAAACCTTGCAAATACTTCGCCCAATTAGTTGGTGAAGATGCATACAAAGCATCAAGTTTATAATCTCGAATAGAAATCAAGGCAAGATCAATAATCTCACTATAAGGAGTTCCCGCCATAAGGTTTCCTCCTATTCATTCTTTTCGGCTCGTAAAGAAATAGAAAACTCAGCAATATCTTTTAAATCTCTGCCTACAGACTTGCTTACAAGATCAACAATATTCATGTCAACATCGTTGCCGCTAATTAATTTAGAAACAATAAGTTGAGCAAAAATATCCTTTTGCCCCTGCGTCATTTCATCGAAAGATTCTTTAAAAAGTTTTTGAGATTGTGTAAACAATTCTTCAATCTTTTCTTTATTTAGAATCTTTTTATAGGCAGAAGTAAGACGCTCAGACTTAATTATCTCTGGATCATCAATATACAACAATCCTTCACTAATACGCTTTTTTTCTTTACGGATAATCTTTTTTAAATCGCTAAGAGGAATGGTTTGTTCCTCACCAAAATAGGTAAATTGATAATTTTCACCCTGTCCATATCCTTCGGTTGAAACATTAAGAATACCATCATAAAGAGATACGACTAAAATATCCTTATCATCTCCAATTTGAACAATAGGCATTATATGTTCGGGGTTATTATTTTTTAAAGATTCGATTACCTTCGCCATTTCACTAATATTAGCAACGGCATCTTTAAGTTGTTTTTTCAAACTTGCAATTGTGTCTTGCGATGCGGGTTTTCCCATCGTCTCTATCTCCTTTTATTCTTTGGTAGGGGAGAGGATTAACCTCTCCCCATAAACTTTAAAATAATTACAGCGTAATGCTCGAAGCAACCGCAGAAGTAGCCACACCCACGCCGTAGGACTTAACCAGACTACCGTTAACCATCAGATTAGCATTATCATAGTTGCCATTTACGTGCGACAAGGTAGAGCCTTCCACAAACACCTGAAGCAACTTCGGTGCAGAGGGCGAAATAATCCACAGAGTAGAATCGCTCAGTTTTACCGAGAACTCCGTAGCATAATCCGCAATCTGTTCCAGTTCCACGCAATCGAAGCCAAAGAAATCACGAACATGACCAAGTTTGACATATTCGCTACCAAGGTCAAAACGATAGTTGGTAGAAGCGGGAAGAATATTGCTCAGACCAAGTTTAGTGCCAAGGAAGATAGCGGGTTTTCCGCCATTCCAAGCCTGAACAACCTGTGCTCTCGCAATCGCCGTAGACTGTGCAAAACCGCTGATCGGAGCCAAACTGCCGCTAACAGCCGCCATAGCAGCAGCAAACGCATCATAGATGTCATAGCGCATCTGAGTTTCAATGGAAAGCATGGCCTTCGAAACAAATTCGCCCAAAGATGCCTTGCCGCTCAGAATATCATACAGCGTCACGCCGACGGTGATAACACGCGGTTCGCCAATAATGGTTTTCTGACCGTTGTACTGACGAGTAACGTCAAACTGACGCTTGCCACGAGTACCCTTAGAAACCACAAACAAATCTCTGGGTTTAATGTCAACCTTCAGAGAATCACCCCATGCACCGCTCACAACGTTGGCAATCATGCCAAAGTCTTTCATAAGTGTGTCGGGTATGATAAGATCAGTCATGATACCAACAACTTCGAACGCAGCGTGCTGCACATTCGGGTTATTAGCATAACGGGCCATATCACCGCTATAAATAGCAGAATCGACACCACTCAGAAGCTTGAGTTCATCCATGAAGAAAGCAAAAATTTTCTCGTTCATCTCATTGAGAGAAACGCCAGCATCATTATGGGTTTTGCCGGATTCGAAAACTTTGTAATATTCTACAAACTTAGAATAACCTTCTTTTCTATCTTCATTATTAGCAGTAAAATTAATAACACTAATAGGCATTTTAATCATATTAATTTACCTCCTTCCTTACGCTATCGCAACGCACTCGAAGAGATATGCCGTCACTCGCTGAGAACCAATAGAGCCATCAGGAATGGAAATATAGGTTGTGTCGCGCAGCAGATACGAAAGACCACTAGCCGCAGCGGCCGCCCAAGTTAACTGACGCGTTGAAGCCGTAGCAACCACATAATCACCAGTAGACTTAGTGCCACCCAGACAAGCATCGGTCAAAGCAATCCTATCACCAATCTGCGGTTTATATCCGTCAAACGGAATACCAGCAACGTTGGTGAAATTGCGAGGATCAGTAAGACCTAGTTTATACTGATTTCCCTGCGCATCAGTTACAATCGTATCAATGGGGGAGCAAGCCATCCAAAGATTTTGAAGCCCTGCGCTAGAGGCGGGAGTTGCTATTGTATAAACCTGATCTTCCCCAGCCGTAGTAGACGGAGTAGAGCACTGAAATACAGTACCATTATCTACGTCATTAGATTCATCTATAAACATTCTGTTATAAGCGTCAATATTCTGTGCTACCACAGAAAGACACTGAACAACACCATGAGCTGCCATGTAGTTTACCTCCTAAATTTTTATTACCAGAACTTCTTAACAGCAGGAGCGTCGTTTACATGGGCACCCATCCTGTTAATTTCCGATTTATCATCATTTTTTTCGATATAATCAAAGGCAACGGCTTTAACTTCATTTTTAAAAGCATCAATATTTTCAGCCGCCATGCCCTTTTCTCTGAGTTCATCGAGTTTGTCTTTAGGTATTTTTTTAGAGAACTTTGAAAGAATGGTTTCTATTTCCATTGTTTTCTGTTCATCTTTAACGCTGGATTCAAATGCTTGTAGCCTAGTATTTTCGGCTTCTAGTGCAGACATCTTTGCTTCCATTTCCTGCATTTTGCTTTCCATTTCGGCACACTTAGCGGCATAATCCTCTTCGTCAGTTTCAGGCTCTTCCTTCTCTTCGCCCTCTTCTTCGAATCCTTCTGCTGGCTGTTCGCCAACAAGTTCATAGCCACCGCGAATAACCTCTGCCTTAGATTCCATATCAACCGTAGCAACATTTTCAGCAATAGAATAAGTACATCTATAGATTTTGTCATCTTCATTGTCATAGAGATATACAAATTCTTCGTCAAAATCAGTAACCCAATATTTACGCCATTCATGTTCTCCATATTTAAACTCAGAAATAGCAGAACTTATAATGTCTCTTGTCTGATTAATTGTAAGACCAAATTCTTCTTTTACTTTCGGCACATCGTCATCCTCCTTTGCTTCAAAATTTTCCATGTCTAATCCAAGTTCTTTATAGTGCCGCTTCAAGTGGCTTATAGGATCACCCGTAAGCCCTTGCTGTTTTGCACGAGCAAACGCGGATTGGACACCAGATATGTGCACAAGCAATTTACCATCCCTGACTATATGGTGAGGATAGTGTAGTGCGCCACTTGGATTTGTATCATAGTCTTCATCTACAATTAAATAAGCCTCATTAAGAAGTGCTTTTGCATTACTCGCTTCTAAAATAGGTTTATATAATTTACGGTTTGGATTAGTCCATTTGCCATCTGCGGCAGATTCTTTAGAGTTATCAATTTTGATCGATTTCTTTTCTACAAAATGTTGACTTAAATATTCTTCTTTCGCGGCTTCAAAAGCAATAATTTCAGCCTGTGCAGAAGGTATGGCAGGAGTCAACATTGACCCCAAAATCGTAATGGCTTGGTAGACCCACGATAAAATTTGAATCTTTCCATCTTCTCTTTTTTTAGAATCTAAGACCTCAATTTCTACGCTTACTGGTTTAACACCATCACTTTTTTGAAAAAGTTCTAAAATATTTAAAGAATATTTCTTCCATATCTTAGCCTTTACTTTTAACATTAATCGATTGTCTGGAAGTCTTTCAAAAACAATTGGGTTATCTTCACGATGGACAAAACCACAAGGTTGTTCATCTTTATGATGCCCACCTATATCTTGCGTCCGCCTATCATAAATCCAAACAAGCGGCTTATCATAAATCGTATAAGCTGTTTCACGCAAGGATTCATCCGATGTTGGCAAGTCATGTAAATTGTCCCCACTCGCAAATGCAGAAAGTTCAACCGTACAAAACTGACTATTATTGACCTCATCGAGAATTTCAATATTCTCAACACTGAATAATTTCAAATTTAACCACCGCCCTTTGCGAATGGCTTAAGATAAAATGGTAATTTTAATAACGCTTCTTGCAATTCTTTTGTGTTGGAAAATATAAAAACGTTATTTTGTTTGCTAAGAACTGGAATACCATGTGTTTCAAGATATTTACCGACAGAATAATGAAGTGAAATTGTATTATCAATATATTGAAAATTACTAATCATCATTATTCATCACCACAATTCTATAGTCTTGCCAGCGATGATCAATATCCTGCCACGTATTACCCTCTGCAATAGCCTGTTCGCATTTATCACAAAGAAGAACAAATTGCTTTTTATATATACGCATATTTTTAAGTTCTTCCTGCAAAAACTTTTTAGTATCTTCATCGCCCTCAGACTTTGCCAAATCAATTCCGTCTTGAATTGAATCCATAATTTTTAAGGCATACTCAAGAGCATATTCAAATCCAGCAATAGGACTCTCATAATTGCCTTCAGACGCATCTATGTTGCCGTAAAAAGTTCTTCGAGAATTCGCAGAATTAAAATCACGATAATGATCTGCATCCAAAGGTGCTCTATGAGCATAGGTTTCATGAATGTAATTTGACATCATGTTCATATTCATATCAACATCAAGATAATCAATAAGAGCATCAAGAATCCGATTATATTGGAAGTACATGTTCATAATGTCCGAAAGACGTTTTGACAAAGTTTCTGATAACAATAGATTTTTATCAATCATTTGTTATCACCCGCACTTAAAAGATAATGTATGAAATTATATCACCAGTTGTCATTACATAATCAGTCCCATTAGTATCGATGGTTAAATTAGTAGTTGCCCAACTTACCTTCGGAAGCGCCATAACCACGCCAGCACGAGTGACTTGTACAACAGCACCCGTAATTGTAAATCCAGCGGCAATAACTTTTTTACCAGCAGTCTGATCAGCGGCGACAGCCGTATAAGCACCAGACTTCTTAATCAATCCCTGCAAAGTAGCAATATCAGTCTGTGCGGTCTGTACGGCGGTGCCAAGTCCAGCGTCATTCGCACCCTTACACATATTATTTAGTTTTGCTTTATTTGCATCTGAAATAGCCATAATTTATTCCTCCTTATTTAAACGTCTCCACCCTTTTCAATATTTGAACCTGATGCACGAGTTTCAGCACCAGCATCACTTATCTCAGATTGGCTCTTTTGCGGTGCCCCAGCACCATCTTTTGTTTGAGTAAACATGTTTAACATGGGCTGAAGCAATTTATCAAAACCCATACCTTCCCACATACCCATTTCGTTTTTAAGTTCAAAAACATCCATATCAAGAGCATTCGCGAGTTTGTTTGCGGCAACAATTCCTTTTGGTGCAGCTATATCAAACGCTTCTTTCATTCTTTGCTCTTTATTAAGATATGTTCTCGTACCAGAAAAACTAAATTTGAACCTATATTTCTTTGTTAATTGATTAACATAGAATTCTAAAAAATTAGCAAACTGGCTGTATATATCTGTGGCGAGCATTTCGTCAATACAAAGGGATAGGTTTGTTTCACTAACAGTCTGTTTGTCGGTAGAAAAAATGGATCGACCACCGCCAAGCAGAGAACTTGTAATTTTCAAAAATCTATCGTAAGATTCCTTATCCGTATTACTAAACTCAATGCCGCGTACATCCTCTGTTGGAAGTTGAACCAGAGATATTGCTTCTTCTATGGCTTTACGTACAAGTCCCACATATTTACCTAACATATCAGGGTCAATCGCAAGTCTGTTCTGTGTGTTGCCGCTAGTCGCCTCTTTAAGATACGGTATAGAAGACGCTATAATCTTTCGCGCTGCCACCATTGACTGATTAACCTGTAGGTTTCGCAATGTCGGTAATATGGCAACATCTGACATAATTGGTGCAAAATAGGGTATATTTGTAGCAAGTTCAGGTCGAAACTTGAACCCCCAAGTCTGACCATACTTTCCTTCGGGTGATGTTTGTACCCATAAAGCCCATTTACCAGTACGGTGATTAATTTCACTTGATGGAATGTATTTCCCGTTTGTATTACCGGAAAACAATTCATTATATTTGCGCTTAAAGAAACTTGGATATAAATCTATGTCTACTGATGGCTGGATAAAGTAAGACATGTCAGCATCCCACAACAATCCATATTCAAATCGTCCAGTAATCTTTGTATATGCAAAAGGAAAGTCTTGCAAAACATACTTATCGCTACCATCATTTCGAAAAATACAAGGATAAAACTCCTGTTGAAGCATGTTAAACAGTGCTTTTTTAAATTCTGTACGATAATCAAACTTATTTAAAAAATCTTCAACTGTTTTTAAATCTTTCTTGAATTTGCTGTCTTTATAATCTGGATTTATGGGTTGAATCGATAAATTAAAGGCTGGTAAATTAGATATATAATCAGCATTACGTTTAAAAATCATACTAGTTACGTAAAATGACTGATTATATCCAATTAACTCAGTTTCATGGTTTTTTGTATCGGCAAGGGCTGTGTCTATTTTTGTTCTATCAGGAGTAATGGGGTTGAGATTGATATTTTTAAGAACACTGTTTACCATTTCTGGCGTATAAGCCTTCATTGCTTGGCTATAACCGCTAGAGAATCCAAGTATCGTTTCAACTAATTGAAGTTGTTCATTAACTTCTTCCATTGTAAGTTTTTCTTCCGCCAACCAACATCACCTCCTTTTAATAAACTGTTTCAGCAAAAGCCTTCCAGTAATCCCATGAACCTGTATCTGAAGTTTCTTTCATTATGTCTTTATCTAAATATGAAGCAAAATAGTTCATATATGCTCCCGCAACATATCTATCTTTACGGGCACCGCTTACTTCTTCAAGTTTAATAAGTCCGCCAACCAACTTCATAGAAAGCCCAATTGTTTCATTTATCATTGCGGCATTCTGAATATATGGAACCCTACGCCAATATCTTTCTCCAGATTCAAGGTAATCTTTTTTAGTTTTTATCCAATATTCTTCGGCATCCATTTCAGAAATTAAGAATTTAATCATGCCCTTTTGCAACTTATCACGATAGGATACCGCAATATCGTTATTTAACTGTGGTGTGCCAGACAACGGATAAATTATTGGCTTCGCATTAATAGATAGTGTTCTTTCAAGCAGTTCTTCTTTAACTTTTTTATCAATTGAAAAATGGTTCATAACAGTTAAGGCTTCATATTCTAAACCGCGTTCCTCATCTTTTGTGATAATGCCCAACTGATCATAGATAGAAATACCATTTTGAGCCAAGTCCAATACAATATAGTCTGCTTTAAAGTCATACCAAATTTGTTTGACCCGTAAACCCTGTAAAATTGTATTTTCACCATTATGGGTTTCTATGTAAACATTTTCACGCTGATAACCCCTTTGAGTTGGCAACAACCTTGTGCAAAGAATTACCGTATTATCGTTTTGTTCGCCTTTTCTTGTTGCAACGTCAACGGTAACTAGCCGCACTTCGCCATCAACCTTTTTAATATCATATGGATTTTTCTTGGGATCAAAAGTTTCGTTTCTCTGTGGATAAAATGCTCTTTTTATGTCTTGATTTTTCCTGAACATATCAAGTTTATAATAAGCGTCTGCGTTTTCACCCCACGGAATATTTTCATATTCTTCAAGAAACGTGATTTCATCCATATCTTCGCGCTCTTTGGCGATTTGCTTTGGGGTTTTTATTCCATGCTTGATCGTGAGAAGATAGTCAAACGCAATAAATCCAACATTTTTGCCCCGCATCATCATTTTGATATAATTCGCCGTTGTTTGATACCACCATAGCGACTTATGATATGCACTTGAAATAAAAACTTCTTTAGGCTCTTCTTTCAAGTGGGCATATTCTTTATTTTTCAAGTACGGAGTTTGCCTGCTATAAGCAAATGGCCGAATTACAGAGTCTAGAATTTGTTTATCGATTAATCTAAATTCTTCATAAATCGTAAAAGTGCTTCTGTTGCCACGAGCACTATCCTTTGCTGGAACAACTTTAATTGTCGTACCATTATGAAGAACAACTTCATATTTATTGTTATTAGAAGTTAAATCCTTAATTTCTCTCGCCAAGTTGGGGTAATCCTCACGGAGTCGCGCAATTTTACCCACAATAATTCCGGCTTGCTCTTTTGTTGATGCAACAACAACTATTTCAGAATTAGGATATAATGTTCCAACGGCAGTTGAAAATAAACCAAGCACCCAAGACTTAGCAACACCACGACTAGCTATAGTTACAAAGCCATCTGTGGTATTCATCTCATAAGTCCAAACCCTCTGGTACGGAAACAAATATACTTGAAAATAATGTTCAATAAATCTGTGAATATTACGCCTATAAAAAGTAACCCAATCAATTATTTTTTCTTCCCAGTCATTGCTTCTGTTTTTTTGACTCATGTTTTTAGGAGCGGAAAACTGATTAATTGATTTAGAGTTTTTTCTGTAGTTATTTTGATAATTTGAATAAGAGGGCATTTATACATCACCATCTTTGAGCACAAGGTCATCATCCACCATAAAATCTCTACTTCCAGTTATGAAATTCTTAGTTGGACGAGTCACATAATCTGTAAAATATCGGTGAATATTATCAACGTCATGAAATAAGTTTTTATCTTCAATCCATTCGGCTGGACGTTTTTCTTCTATGTCTTTTATCCATACTCCAAATGCTTCTGCCGATTTCCCACCGCTTGCAATATTCGCCTTGTCTCCAGAGATAGCAGCAGTCTTCATTAAATTTTGAAGTTCAGTTGTTAAATCTTTAGTTTTTTCTTTACTAGCCCTAGCCTCACGTAATTCTAATTGTTTAATACAAATTTCTTTTAAAAGTGTCTCATCAGCTTTATTTTCACACTTATGAGTTTTTTTCCAATTCTCAAGTTCTGCGTTTAAAAATTTATATCCATCGGTAGAAAACCCAGACCCCCACTTCATAAAATCATTATCGTCTGAGAATTCTCCTTGTTCTATGGAAAGCGTTGTTATGCCGTCTTCAAAACATGTCTCGCCGCCATAACGTATACTGTATAATTTTGAAATATAATAAGAAAAAACCTTTTCGCTACCATAGTCTATTTCAGATGTAGCATTAACGGCCATTTCAAATTTATCTTCAATAAAAGGAACGTCAAACCTCATGCAAGTTTTAAACAATGCAGTGCGCACATTGCCATATTTATGCCAACATTCTTTATAATATTTATTAACACAGTCCTTGCATATGACCATTCGCTGATTAAAATTATATTTTGATTTACATATATATGAATTTTTTTCAGTTATTATTTTACGACATTCAGAATTTATACACTTATTCTTTTCTTCATCCATTTTTATCCCTTGTTTTCAATTAGTTTGAGATAGGCAAAACCTGAACATATTGCATCATAGATGTCAAACTGAGTTTCCTTGATTGATTTATTTAAATCATCGAAGTGCCCATGCTTACCTTGCACGCCATATTTTTTAAATATATAATTTTCAACTTGATCTTTTATATCATATTGAGTCAATACGAATTGTTTAGCTGCTTCTTTGTCTGTTTCTCTATTTTTTGTATTGGTAGAAATTATCTTGCGCCACTCCCCAGCACAAGACCATGAAAAAGATTGTAAGCCGTTGGCGTAAGCCCAATCGGTAAGTGAAGATTGGGTTTGAGCAAGTTTCTTATATGTGCTCAAATTTTCTTTACCGCCATATACGCCCTCTATAATCAGGAGTGAAATTTTATGCTTGTAAACTAAAAATTTGACTTCCTGAAGTAATTGATATCTTTTTTCTGCTTGGGCTACATCACCATCTTTAGGCATATGTGAAATATCTATAATGCCGTAATTTACGAGCCTCTTATCTAAACTGAAGATGCAATAGCCCGTTACGTTCGTCGCTTGATCCAACGCTAATATCATCTAATTCCATTCCTTTACAATGCCACAAAAAATGCCACAATAATAAAAAGTGCCATTACAAAAGCACATTATTGGGGTTCGATTCCCCTAGGAGGTACCAAATTTAAAGCGCCCTAAAATGGGCGTTTTTCTTATTTTCCGCATCAAATAGGGCTAAAACCGACTTTATTTATTCAGAAATTTCTTAATAAATCACTATATTAAGGAAAATTTCAAGCCATTTCTGAACCAATAATGCCACGAATAATGCCACGAAATATTGATTTACTGAAATATTAGTGCTATAATTCAACCATCAAACCAATTGAGGTACTAAAGATGGCTGGTAAAGTAGAAAAACTTAGCAGCGGAAATTATAGAGTGCGCACATCATATTATGACGAAACTGGTACACAGAAGTTTAAAAGTTTCACCGCAGAAACACCAGAAGCGGCACAACTGCTTGCACTTCAATTTCAAACGCAACGTAAACACGATAGTAAGCCAGAAAATATATCATTAAAAGATATGATGGAATCCTTCATTAATAATCGCGCCAACATTTTAAGCCCATCTACTATAGTCGGCTATCGCCAACTGGCTCGTAATGCATATAAATCAATTATTAATGTCCGGCTAGGGCTTCTAACTAATGAGAATATTCAAAAATGTATTAATGAATATGCCAAGGATCATTCACCAAAATCGGTTAGCAATGCCATTGGGCTACTTTCGGCTGTGCTCAAAGAAAAAATGGAGTTAAATATCAAAACACCACAAAAAAGAAAGTCTAAAATAAAAATACCAACAAGCGAACAAACAAGATTGATTATCGAGTCGGCTAGAAATACACCTCTCTATTTACCCGTACTGTGTGCAGCGTTATTAGGTATGCGTCGCAGCGAGATTTTTGCGCTAACATATAACGATATTGACATTGCCAATAAGACCATTAACATCAACAAAGCAATTGTCCTTGACGAATACAGAGAGTATGTGGAAAAACCAACCAAGACTACAAGTAGCGAAAGAACGCTCATTGCACCAACTATTATCATAAATGAAATAGATGAACGACAAAAAAATGGACAACCACTCTTCGATCTAACAATAGAACAGTTCCATTTTAAGTATCGTAATATGTGCCATAAAATTGGTGTGCCGCAAAGTTTTCATGCTCTGCGCCATTACAATGCCTCACTTATGCTACAACTTAATGTACCAAACAAATATGCTATGGAACGTATGGGGCATACTACAGATAACATGCTAAATAAAGTGTATCAGCACACGTTCAGCAGCGAACAGGTTGCGATAGCCGATAAGATGCACAAATTTATCGAAGAAAATCTAATTTCTCCTGATCAGTGAATTTAAGAATCTTAAACAGGCTCTTAATTTCGCGCATAACAAATTTATCAGGATGAGCAAGTTTGTCATACATAGCGGTATGGGAAATCCCAACCAAAATTGCAAGTTCACACTTATTGTAATTGTAATCTATTAACTTTTTCTCAATTATTTGCTTCGGTGTATTTTTCATAATCCTTGCTGTCGGTTAAGGCGGCAACCCTGATATTGTGCGCATACTAATGCGAATGCCCGTACAACAATATATGTGTATTCATGGGCTAAAATTTATATTACAGTAATTGCCGCACCTCATCTATTTGACATCTCCCCATAGCTAAAGCTAGGGGATTCTTGCTTCAACGAGCGTTGCTTTGCATAGCAAAGTCTTACATACTCTCCACAAGCGTTACTTCCCGTATGCCCTACGGTAGAAAAGATATTTCAGTATGCGAGTATTCGCAACCCTTCATTTAAAATATTGATTGCCGCATTTCCGTCACGCTCGTTATGTATATTGCAGTTCGGACAAACCCATTCGCGCACAGCAAGATTTTTGATTTCGGAGTTTTTATAGCCGCAATTTGAACAAGTCTGACTACTAGCAAAGTAAGCTCCTACTTCTTGTACATGCTTGCCATACCACGCAGCCTTATAATTCAACTGCCGCTTGAACTCACCCCAACTAGCGTCCGAAATTGACTTAGCCAACTTGTGGTTCTTGACCATATTTTTAATTTTTAGATTTTCAACACAAATTAGATCATAGTCTCGAATTAAACTAGTAGTGAGTTTGTGAAGAAAGTCTCCACGTTGATTCGCTGCCTTCTCATGGGCACAAGCTACTTTTATCCTCGCCCTGTTACGGTTATTACTACCAATTTGCTTTCTTGATAGTTGCCGCTGAAGACGAGTAAGTTTCTTTTCGTTTTTGTGAAGATACTTGGGATTGGAAATATGTACATCGTCGCTTGTAACACAAAACTCTTTGATACCTACGTCTATTCCCACTATCGCGCCTGTTGGTTCGAATTTTGGAATTTCAACATCTGAGCAACAGATCGAAACAAAGTATTTACCAGATGGGTTTTGACGAACCGTAGCTGATAGAATCCGTCCTTCAAGTTGTTTAGATACCGCACATTTCACAATTCCAAGTTTCGGAAGTTGAACGTGAGAACTGAGTAACTTTATATTCGACCCAACCATTTTACATTTATAAGACTTGTTATTATCTTTTTTACTTTTGAATCTCGGAAATCCACATTGATTATTTCCATTCTTTACTCTACGAAAGAAATTTTGGTAAGCGATATCAAGGTCTTTAAGCGAAGATTGTAGCGCAGTCGCGTCAACTTCTTTAAGCCACTCAAGTTCTTTTTTAAGCGAAGTCATGTCTGCGCTACAAGCAATATAATTAAGGGAAGTTTTATCTTCTTTATACTTCTCAATGCGTTTTGCAAGGTAGTAATTGTAGACAAAACGAGTGCAACCGAATGTTTTTTTGAATGAGCGTTTCCTGCTCTTTAGTAGGATAGATTCTGAACTTATACGCTTTCTCCACAATTTCACCTCACTTTCTTTGAGAATTTTTCTGAAATTCAATATCCCCATGTCTGAAGACAGGGGTTTTACGGCGTTAATGATAATTTAATTCTGTGTTCATCAGTAATTCCAACACCATTTTCTAAGAGCAATATTTTTGCCCCCGCATCGGAAATCTTTTTATTTTTAACTGAATAATCATTGCCGCCCATAACAGACGGAAATCTAACAACTTCCTTGCCGATGGACACATCTTCACATGCTCCATAATGTAAGTGTCCGGCTATTAAATAATCAATATTATTATTGCTATAAAGCATTGAATAATCTTTAAGGGATTTGGCAAGACTAGCACTTTCGTTGTGCCCATGAACTGCAAGAATATCAAATCCACCAACATTACAATAAACATTGCCTTCATCGTTATATCCCTGCACCGTTATGTTTGGAATTTGCTTCATTTCTATAAGTTCGCGAAGATGCCAAACAGTTAATAAAGATAAATTTTCGTGCGGGAAGTCACCCTTCTTGCCAGTAATAAGCCTCACGTCACTGTGATTATCGCGAACTTGCTTATAATTTACTCGCACATACTGAGATAGAGTAATTATCCATTTTAGGAGCAAAGAAGATAAATATGCCACAGACTCGATAACTCCATATCTCAGAACGAGAAGTTGGCTTATATGAAGCAATCCCTCAATTCCATCCCCCAGATTAAAAACCGTAACTTCTTTAATGTTGTTTTTTTCAGCATATTTTACGGTTTCTTCAAGTATTTTCCATAAACGTTGTTCACAAATTTCAGGACTATACTCGTTTAAAAGTTGTCCAACCAAGTCGCATATTTTAAACTCAGCACCATAATGAAGATCGGAAATACCCAATATCATTGATATTCCACTAACTTTTTTTGGAATAAAATCAATTTTAGGAACAGAATAATTCTTATAAGTGTTTCTAATTGCGCCAACAATTTTTTCTTCCGTCAAATCAGCGCGGGATTGTTCGCGCAGCATACGCGCAAATTCTGCTTTTTCAGTTTGAATTTTAATACGTTCAGCCTGTAAGTCAGAAAGTTTACTCAAACTATTATCATAATCTTCTATTAGATTTAAAAAATTTTCAATTCCTTTAAGTTGTCTTCTGGCAGTATCATATGCTATTTGAACCTCGTCTCCAAAAAGTTGACGATAGATTTCTATTTTATCCAAATCAGGATTGGTTATAAGTTCTTTAACTTGAGTGATCAAATTCATTCTTTGTTAACTAACTCCTTAAACTGCCCAGCACACGAACATCGCACTGACCATTTATTTTTTACATCCGTTATACCGTTAAGTCCAACTGGTATCTTTCGTGTTGAATTGTCTTTGCGCGAAAATATGCCGAACCAAGTGGGCACATCATTTCCGGCATTAAGTTCCTCTGCTATAGTCTGCCGCAATATTTTTTCAACTTCTATCCACCCGCGCCAATCAAGTTTGCCGCGAGTTTTTTTAGAAAGTTTTTTTGCAAATTCGTTTTTAGTCATTTATTAGTTCCCTCGTAAGTATATATGTGATTTTTTACAATAAAAATGAAGGTTTTTTTCAGTTTTCATTAAAACAGGTCTTACAAATTGCCCTATTTTCATAAAAATCTTGAATTATTTTTGTTTGTCCACACTTTTTACACTTTTTATATGTTCCTTTTGTTAAAAAGGTATAATAATATTCGGTAAATAGTGATTCATAAGCATTAATAAGTTTATTACATATCGATTCAATATTATGAGATAAGGCACTTTGCTCGACACTTAATCTCTTTTCAATATCCTTATTCTTTAATATTTTAAAATCATTATACTCGTGTTTTGCTCCAGATTGCCATTCACGTATAATACTCCTCTGTAGCGGAGTAAAATCGCACAAATGATATGCTTTATTGAATACCTTAACGAGTCTATCTACATTACCACTTATTTTGCCACCGTATGGCAATAATTTTAAAATAACTTTCCAGCTCTCCACTTCGAACAAATCTAAATTCAATAAATGATTAATAGAACTAACTTCAAATATATCTTTCCAATAACTATCGATTTCATATTCTTGAGAACATGAGGGGGTAGGCACCGTAAATTTAGGGTTTATATATCCATGTTCACTCTGTTTTATGGCTACTTGATCATACTTGAGGTCTTGAATCCATTTTTTTGCCTTGCCTGTATGCCCGTAATTATTATAAACATGTACAATTAAATCTTTTTTTTCTTTAATTGCACAGTTGGAATAGTCACTTTTAGTTATTTTAATTTTATTGTTCAAGGTATATGGAGCCTCAGTTAATTCCAGCGTAGAATTTTCAAATTTATCTTGCGTTTTTTCTTTGTGTGTTTGCTTATGATCACAGTTGAGAATATAATTTGCCAACCCTTGTAATAAATAATTGACTGACGGATTGCCGAAATATTTTTCAATTGTATCTTTTTGTTCTTCGAGAATTTCATTAACGAGATTTATTCTGTCATCTAAGTTTTTTATTGTATAGTCAACCTGTTGCATTAGTCCTCCATAAATTGCATGAGCATTTCTTTAGCCTCTTCGATTGCTGTTTTATTATAAGCGTCGTGAAAAATATAATAGATTTCTTCCACAACGCTATCAAATTCATATTCATTCTCGAATCTTAAAATGATTTCATCTTTCATTTATTTATGTTCTCCTTTCATTTTTTCTTCTTCATATGCCGCTTGTAACTTGTTATGTTTGTCCAACAAATGAATTTGTTTTATGCCGCGCTCAATAGGTATAGAGTATTTTTGCAGATATCCAGTTAAAACTTTGCGTACTTCGTGCATCTCATATTTTTGAGATAACATTTTAGAAAACGACGCGCAGAGTTCTGGATTGTTTGGCTTATATTTACCATAAGTGGGCAAATTCTTAATGCTGTAAGGGTTTCTGTTTTTATGTTTTGTAAGGGCATCCATAGCTTTTGCTATATTGCCTACATATTCCTCATAAAATGTAAAATCATAATAATTGAATTCTGCATCCACTAGCATTGTAGATTGTATTTTTTCTAATACGTTATTTTTAACGGTAGGGCTTTTGAAGCAAGCCTTTAATATATTGTCGCCAAAGCGGCATATAAATCCTTTCTTGCAATCAATACGAATATCATGTTTGGTTTCTTTTGAAAATTCTAATTTTCTTAGTTCATACGGCACAGACAAATTATATGTGCCGAGGTATTTCATCATTAAGTTGTTTCCTTTCTTAAACTAATGTAGTTATGAGCAAAAAATGATCCCTATTTTGAATTAAAGCGGGGGAGACATACAAACATAAGGGCTACCCCAAAATCGAGGCTAAAACGCCTCTAAAGTATGCAAAAACCACTATAACTACATTAAATAGTTATGACTTCAATTTGAAAATCCAAAAATAGAGTGTTTGGGGAAGGCTCTCCCTAAGATACCCCTATTATACCATATTCGCTATGCGTTTGTCAAGTGGTTTTTAAAAATAATGCTGTATACTCGTTATGACTAGAAAAAAATGTCAAAAAACATATTGTTCTACTACAAAGCCTTGCTCCGCAAGGGGCTGGTAAAAGAAAAATGAATAGGGGTGATCGGCTGCGATTCAAAATTCTCGCCTTTTTCATACCCCTTATATTATATATTAAATATAATCTAAGATTAGAGAGTTAACATATAATATAATCTTAGAGAGTTTAAATATAATATTATCTTAAAGAGATTACCTAGAATATAGTATTAAAAGAGATTACATATAAAGAGTCTTAATAGAGATTACATATAAAATACTCTTATATATATTATTATATAAAGTATTTTATATTATATAATATATATTATTTAATTAAGGGCTTATATTATATTTATTTTAAGGATAAATATAATATAAGCCCTATATAGTAATATATATTATATATTTATTATTATTTTATATAATATATATACTTTATAATATTATAATAAAGAGTATATATATTATATTATTATATATATTTAAATACTCTTATATTATATATAATATATATATTATATTAATTACGTAAACATATGTTCGTTATACTGTTCGTTCGGAGCGAATATTATACAAGTAGTTTTATTAGATTTTATCGATAGTTTATAAAAAAATATAGTAGCCGAAAACTGCTGCAAATTCCATAACTGAGATGTTACTTGACCTTGGCCGCGCAGGGGCGCAGGGGCGGAGTCCTTATGTTGTTAGTTTGCCCACTATGCCGTGTTTTATTCATATTGCATGATATTTTTCGTGAAAATATATAGATTGTGCGGCGCTGGTCGGAGGGGTCGGCGTTGATGTTTTAGATGTTTTTGGTGCTGGAATGTATATATATTTTTCTTTTTACTGGCTTTTTTCGTGAAAATGTGAGTTATTGAAGTATGGGTTATTTTGGTACTGTTTTTGTGAATTTTTTCTTTATAAGCCGATGGTTAAAAATTGTGCTGTAGTGTGTGAATGAAAGTGCATGTGGGAGTTTTTGACATTTAGAAGCCTAAAATTTGTAAAATACCCCCACTATAGAACACTTGTTTGTTTTTTATCGGATAATTAGACAATACTCAATATAATGTATAGATTATGTTGAGTAAATACCGGCTTTTTGGCCTGTTTAGGGCATGATTCTACTAGTTATTGTCAATTATGGATATCGGACAGGTTAAAACATGCTCTATCTGTCCAGCATGATCATGATATAATGGCATATACTGTATATGATATACCATGATATGACAATGGTATATTGTGACAGTAGTATGGCAGTATGTGGCAATGATACCTAGATGATCTAGTGTAACAAGGCCGAATTGTGAGAAGTATTGTAATAGAACAATGTTACGCAATATATACAAATATATCGAAAAACAATAAAAATATGACATAGTAGCGTAACAATGTTACGTTATAAAATATGAAATTAATACAATTATCAGTAAACAAATATCGAGTAACAATAAATAAGTAAAGCAAAATTTATTGATAAACAATAAATAGTATTAAGTCTCATTAAGTAGTGAATACAATACTGTATACCACATACCAAACAAGCGTTCTATGTTTCACGCAATTATACCGAATTAATCCACAAAAACATACCATAATATAATAATCCAATGTTTCACGCTACAATAGCCCTGTAAAGCCCTGTAAGCCAATATAAGACACTGCATTCTATTCGCTTTATAATCCCTTCAATAATATAAGATTAAAGTTTATCAGCAGAACACCGAATAATCTAATGAGTATTGAGCATAATAATAGTATGTCAAAATAATTTTAAAAATATTTTGAAAACATGCAGGAGATTTTAAAAGAGTGTCGAAATACTATATCATAAAGAATTGAAGTTGATTCGTCGCAGGTTGCGGCAAGGCCTAAAGGGGAATAGCGATTAGGCAAAAGGACATTGATTAATGAATAGCACATGCCACGCAATACGGCGTCTAGCGTGTCACCTGTGAGCCTGTAGAGCTTCACAGCACGGCATAACATGCGATAATGACAAAGTATTACGTTCGGGACGGAAGTGCTTAGAGTATGTGCAAGAGATAGTCAACTAAGAGTATTTCCAATTGGCATTTACTTAATAGAGCGAATGCCAATTGATATTTACTTTTAAACATAAAAAAGATATTTTATTAATAAATGGAGGATTAAAGACAATGTTAATTAAGTATATCGAGTATAAACCAAATGAATATCAGTCATTGACGGATAGAGAAGAAAAGGAAAAACATTTTAATAATATCATTAGTGAAGTTAAAAAACTTGATATTCACGGCCATATTGATATTGAGTATTATAATCATTCAGCATTAATTTATTTCAATCAAAAAATTTATAATGTATATGATTATAAAACGGGCAAACTTTTTGAAAGACTATATATTCATAGCGTTGACAATTCTATATGGGTAGTAAAAAATATTGACAATGAAGCTATTGGAATGACAGATAAACAACTTGATAATTTATCTGAATACTATAGTCAATATTTCAACTAACAAATAAATAATCTATTTTATTGCTTATGTTTTGGCATTTTAACGAGTGCCAAACAATAAACAATAATGGAGGTAATAAGAATATGACTAAACAGGAAAGAGAATTGCAAGCAAAGAAGAATTGTACCAATACGCCACAATGTGAAAACTGCCTTTTATATTCTCTTAAATATCGCAGCGAAAACTTTTGGCATTGCGGGAAACATTGTATAGACTTTGATCCGACAAAAGAAAAGTCAATAACAGAAGCACAAAAAAGGCAAATTGCAAAAGATGAACAATTCGTAAAGGAAGAATATCAAAAGGTTAATAAACCTATGATAGATTATTCTATTTTTACTGGAGGTAAATAGTATGCAGTACGATGAAGTAAAAGACAAAGAATATTTGCAAAAAGAATTAGTGCCGAATGTGCAATATCTTATTAATGACGATATTGTAAAAGTAAATAGCGATAATACAAATTATTGCTATATAAACAGACCAAAAGAATTTATACACGGTTTTGATATTATGCGCTTATATAAAGACGTTATCAAACTGGCAAAACAAAAAAATATAAGCATATCCTATAAAAACAAGTACAAAAAAATAATAGAAGAAAACTATGAACAATACACAATATCATACAATCAAATACAAACGTTATTTAAACAAATAGCAGAAGATTTTAAAGAAGTGCAAAAACGTGGCATTCATTATGGCACTATGGACGATTATGCATTAAGTGAAGCAGAAGACAAACGGAATAAATACGGCGAATTCTTCTATCGTAACACTGCCTATAGTATTATCAATGATATATATAGGAGTCTCAAAAAAACATTAGAAGATATTGAAAAATCTAATGACGAATGTTTTGTATCAAAAATATTTATATAACAGGTAACAGGCCGCATATCATACCACGGTAACAGAACAAAGAATGTACCACGGAATGTAATAAAAAACTTGTTTTATGTCAATATCTCGTTTACTTCGTAAACTTCGTATTGACCAAGCGTAAATTCTTTGTGGCTGTATTCTTGTTTACAATAGTTTATAAGAATGCAGCGATAAACAATTTATATTTTTAAAAGCTTGACGCGACGAAACAATTTTTAATTGTGAGATTGCGTCAAAATATAATCGAAAAATAAGGAGGAAATTTTAAAATGTTTTGTGTTATTGATTTTTTGTCGGACGATATCTGTTATCAGGGATCAGAAAAGGCGTGTCGCAGTTTTGCGGAACATAACAATAGCCGCGCAAGCTGGACGCGATATGAAGTAACACGTTGTAACGATTATGCAATAGCAATTTGAAAGGAAAAGAAAACAATGTATAACAATGATGATTATGAGGATCAGTCAATTACAATCATTCATCAGTGGGGAGGAGATTTATACTAATGTTTGCTTTACTGATGATAATATGCGGCATTGTCGCGGTCATATTGCCTATTATTTTGTGGGCAGGTGAAAAATGGTTCGATAGACAATTAGCAAAGAGGGGATATGTCAGAATTAAAAATTGAAATACTTTGAATTGATATCTAATAATATGTTAGATATCTTTTCAAAATATTTTGATTAATAGTCAAAGTATTTTAAAATTATTAAAAGGAGTTTACCACAATGAAAAAGACTAAATTAAAAGAATATGACTTTTATACTAATGAAGGATATCACTATTATGACTTTTGCCGTATGAGTGTAAACCGAAAAAGAGACGGAAAAAGAATATATGGCACGTTGTATAAATTGTGTAAACCACTTAAAAATGAAGAAAAAGAAGCATTACTCAATAAATATAATAACGTTGTGCTTTATATCGCTCAATGCCAATACGCGCCGGAAATAAAGCATAATGCCGTTTTTGTCGCGGATCATACAATAGAATAAGCATTTTAAGTTATTAGAATGTTTATTGATAGTCATTATTTATTAATGACTATTCATAAATAATCTGATATCATATCAGATAAAAAAGGAGTAAAGGAAAATGAAAACAGATAAAAAAGTTATTGCTTCATGGGGAATATGCAATACTGCATCACTTAATGTTTATGACGTTGAATATGGCATTAATGATAGAATGCTATGCGGTATTAATGACGATACACCACGATATCACAAGGTATATTATACCGCAAAAGGCAATGCATATATCATTTTTGGCCGTGTTCGGTATTATCTGAATGAATGTATGCGGTGCAATAAATAGAATATTTTATGTTATGCGCTTGCTATTCGTGAGCGCACAATCTAAAATAGTCTAAAAGACTATTAATATTAAAGTAAAGGAAGTATATAAAAATGGAAAAGACTATAAAAGAATTCGCAGAGGAAAACAATATTACATTGGAGTATAGACAGATTGAAAAAAGACCGGATAATAATAATGAGTGGGGAAAAGGATCAAAACATTTCAAATGTGATATCTGTTATAAAGGACGCAATATAGAAATATATTACAGTCAGGGCAGCGGGGTGAAAGATGATCCCACAATCGAAGATTTATTGGATTGTATTATTGTGGATAGTACAGACAATTATTCATCTTTTGAAGAATGGGCAAGCGAATTCGGATATGATGAAGATAGCAGAAAAGCAGAAAAAATATATAATTCATGCGTAGAAGAGACCAAAAACGCAAAATGGCTTTTGGGCAGTCTTTATGATAAATTACTTGAATGTGAACGACTTTAGAACATTTACTAATAGCATTCAAACGAGTGCTATTAGATATTTGCTTTAAAATAAAAATAGTAAAGGAGAATATAATATCATGGAATTTTATGAATTGAAAAGAAACATTGAAAACAAAGGAGGGGAAACGCATTTTTTTGACCATGATACACTAAAGTTTTTTGGCGAACGTTTATCCGATATGCGGTTATTAAAAAATACTGTAGAAATAACCGATATCTGCGGCGAAAAACATATCTGTTATATTGTATCGGCCACTAGACGCAAAAATGCGTTCGGATCATGTAAACCATATACCCATTATCATTATTTTGACGTTAATACTTTTCATCACGTTATAAGATGATAAAAAACAGATTCTATTCATTGTTTAGAGTCTTTATGGCTGGATATTTGCGGATATCCGGCAATAAACACTCTATAGAGTGTAAATAAACTATTGGAGGATATGAAGCAATGAAACGTTATTATACTGTCTCTAAAGATGAAACAATCGGCTTATGGTATGCCCATAAAAAAGGATATTCTAATATCCCTGTTTTCGGATCATTCCATAAGACTAAAAAAGCCGCACAAATTGAAGCGGCTGCATGTATGGCATTGACTTATAAAGACTATATAATGCTGGAGGCTTGAAACATGAAAAGTATTATCTTTTTTACTGAAAAAAATATTCGTGGCGCGTGGGCAATATATGGTTTTTTGGGTATTCGCCAATATTACGGATATACGAAAAAAGAAGCTGAAAAATTATATCGTGATGAATACAAAAGGCAGGTAATAACTATATGATTAATTGGCTTTACTGCCCGATATGCGGCCAAAAAATAGCGAAGGTAAAAGACGGATATATATTAAAAAATGTTTTGCTTTACTGTAAAAAATGCAAAAATGAGATAGAATATAAATAGTGCCTGAGCATAGCCACAACAAGCATTTTTAATGCGCGATTGTGGCAGCCTGAGCCTATAAAGCAATAGTTATAATGCTATTGTTTTATAGGCTTTTTTGTTTGCCTTTATTCGCTGGATCATATCTCATATTAGATAACATTAAAAATAGTGCTATCTAATACGCGATATGAGGCCACTAGAGCCGCATAGAGACGCGAAAACATTTTAGCCTTATAAAGTATTGACTCATATAAAAATAGCGTCTTAAAATCGCTTGTATGACTTGACATAATACCGAACGTTTATTCTATATGCTAGTATACTATACTACTATGATATACTATGCGCTTGACAGATAAAACATATTATATTAGTATGTTATGAATTGAGTATATCACAATATGATATATCGGCACACGATATATAGTCAATCGGCAGCGCATAGGGCATACCCTGTCAGGGTAACAGCCGTATACCTGTGCCACGGGGTAACAGCGCGACATACGTGCCACGGGGTAACAGCGCGGCATACGTGCCACGGCATAAAATATAAAAAAGTGGACAAGTCTTTAGTCAAAGCGAAACGCATTTATGCGTGAGACTTTGGCATTTTGGACAAGCATTCTAGATAACAGCGTGGCAATTGTACCACGTTGAAATAAAATGTAAGGAGAATAGGAATGAAGGAATTTTTAGAAAAGCATGGTTTTAAAACTTTTGCGGATAATCTTAATTTTGTCCGTGGTGATCTCCGTATTGAGTTAAGAGCAGACACAATTATGATATACAAGTACAAAAATAATGTGCTTGTGAAAACATGGCATATTAGCAAATATGATTCCAGCGATAAAATACGGCAGCAGATATTAAAAGTTATCGGGTAAACTGTGAGTAGAGTCAGGAAAACACGGAAAAACCCACAATATATTTTTGACAGTATATGTAATTCTACTGACAGTAGAGAAGGGTAACAGCAAACATTTTATGCCACGGCATAAACTAATCTAAAGTGGACGAGCATTCACCACGGTAACAGAAAATTTTCTAGGCCACGGCATAAATATTTTAAAAATATGTTGACAAACTAATCAGTAATGATTTGAATATAATCAAATAATAAGGAGGTCGCAGCATGAAAACCAATAATTTTTCTTTTACGAGCATGGAGGACTACCAATTAGGACTAGAATATGTCGGAGATATCTTTGGTACAAATATCTGGCGCGATAAACTTATCGCAGGAAGGTGAATAGAAGGAGCGTTTTAATTATGATTAAATTTAGTAATATCACAAGTAAGGAACAAACGGAAAAGGCTATTGAAATATCATATAGTATTGAAAAAATAGACAAAAACAAGTGGAAAATTAGAAATAAAAACTATGATCACACATATATTTTAACTTTTCATTCCGTTAATGAATGGAGTTTAGAATATATTGGGACAATGGGTTTTGAGCCTTGGTTATGTAGGTTTTTAAGTTATGGGAATACTGTTGAAATACACAGAGCATTACATAATGGGAAAACAGAAAAGAGCGATAGGTTTTTAAACAAATATAAGCAGCTTTGTTGTGTAGCAAATAGTTTAATACAGTATGGTTATGTAAAACTATAACAGTTAAAACAATGATTTTAATCATTGAAAGGAGAAATTATGTTGCCTTATACGCAAGAAATGATCAAGAAAAAATTACTTGATAAAGAGTTAATATATCTCAATGCTAATAAAGGCGAAGAAACAATTTGTGCCGGATATGAAAAGCGCGTAAATGGTATTCTTTTTACTGATGATTATATGAGACAATTATGGCTCTTTGATTATTCTGAATGTGGAGCAATAGCCGCAGCCGACATTATAATCCAGTATGCAAATAAAGATTATCATTTTATGTAACAGCACTAACTATGTGCCACGGCACAGAAAGGAATTTAAAATGAGAAAATATGATGTAAGGTTTTGCAATTGTGGACGAGTGCATTTTATTGAGAATGAAAAACTTGAAAAGGTATGTAACGAACAGGATAAAGAAATTCTTTTCATTTGTGGTCATTGCGGAGCAACAACAAGGATAGGACTTGATGATTACATAGATGAAGGAAAGGCGTGGTACGGTATTTCCGTCAACGACTTTGAAATAACGGATGTTTCAAAAATTGGTCTTATTGTTCATTCCAGAGGCGAACAGATTAGAATGGAAACAGGTGGAGAAGCAACATATCATGGCGACACTTTTATTGATTGGGAAACTCCCAAGCCTGAAAATGTTGATGCTATTGAATGGGAAAAGAAAAGAAGAATCGTAAATACACAACACACAATCAATTGGATTCGGAACGATGATAAACTTGATGCTTTGAGTTGTTATGCCGTTAAAATTGATTGGATCGGCACAAAGTTTGAAAAAGATTTTCATAAAATGTTTTAAAATACCGAATTTAACACAATCAAAGGAGAAATAAAAACTATGATGAGCATAGAAGAATACGAAAAATATTGCCGTGAAGAAAATGGCAAGCGGATAAAGGAAATATTGGAGGTCATTACTTTGTGTAAACCCACAAACAGCAGCAATGTGATATCGCTCGATGAGTACAGAAAGAAACGCAATCATGAGAGGTAACAGAACAGCCAATAGGCCACGGCACACGCTAAAACGAAAAAGTTTGAAAAACTTTTGAGATTTTAGCAAAGTATATTGACAAACTAATTCGGGCATGATAAAATTATAATCAAGAAATGAAAGGAAGGTAACAATCATGAGAAATAGAGTGTTCATGTATAAGGAAGTGAATTCAGAGGATCGGGATTGCGTGAAATATATTGATGTTGCTGATTTACGTACAAAGCACGTTTGCATTGATGGCAAATTTAATGTAGAGGGAGCATGTTTCAGCATGAGTTATAAGGCCGAAGTGCCTTATAGCGAAGTTAAAACCATTCTTTCCGAACAGGAATATTACGCGCTTGCAGAGCCAAAAGATATTGATTTACAGCCGATTATTGACAAAATTTTGTCCGATGAAAATGAGCAACTTTTTGAGGAAGTCCAGCAGGAAGAAAAAGAATATCTCAAAGAGGAATACAATCTTAATGACGATGATATTAACATCCTCTTTAATAACTATGGCCTTGAATATCGTGACCGTGGTATTCTGTCTACGGTATGGGACAGCATAGACGAAGCATCAGAAGACGAAGCGGAACAGCTAGGGTTTGTAACAAAGGAAAATGAAATATATTTTGACTATGAAAAATTCGGTGCTGATATGCTGGAAGAGGAACAGTATATTGAGTTGACAAATGGTAAGGTTGCCTATCTGAATTACTAGCCTTAACGAAGCGCACAGCGCGACATTAAGGCAATAAAAGGAGGTTTTTAATTCAATGAAAAGACTAATCAAGGAAGTTAAGCCCTATACCAATCTCTATATTGATGATAACACAGGTATCGCATGGATTGAGGACGGATCAACAGGTACGGGGCATAGCGTTCATCCGAACATTGACGTAACAGGCAGCGTTAGAGGCATGAAGGATCGCGGCTATTGGGGCAAGAATGACAAGGTTGTGCGCTCTCACGGTTGGCAGTATAACATATCAAAGTTTGTTGCTTCTGATGAACTGGATAACATTGTGGCCGATTATTGCCAATGCGAAGAATGCAAGAAAAGAAGGGGTGAGATATAAATGAACATATGGGCAATTGATAAGTTGAAAGAATCAATGGATTGTTTGGTAAAATCCAATAACGCACAATTAGAAACTACATCCAGCACAACAGAACAGGAGCGCGAAGAATTAGACTTACATTATACCGCAATCAGCAAAATTCTTTTAGCGGCCACGAAAAGATTAATAAAATGAAGCTTTTATTTTGAAAGGAGATTTTAAAATGTTAAAAGAAACTGCACTTGGCACAATTATTGAAAAAACCATAGACCTTAAAACAGGTGAAGGATTTAATTTCTGTGAAGATAAAGAAGAAAACAATTGGCGTAGAATTGAAAAACAAAATTATTATGATAACATCATTGTTCTGATTGGTGGTTATCAGATGGAAATGAGTTTGATGGACATTACAAATGAAATGGAAGATGAAATATCAGATACCATAGCGGTTTGTATCACTTATTATTTTGAACAACACAACATACCGAAACAGGTTTATGTAGAAATTAATAAAGATAAAGAGATTGAAGCATTATGGAATGAATTCGGGGATATTCCTATGAACCCCGAAACAGAAGAGATAGAACAGGATTGGAACGGTTTCACGGCAGGAACGAACAGAGAGGATATATGGCATTGGTTTGATGAACGGCATTCTAAGGGTGTCGGTTGGCTTATGAATGACTATGAAAGGAGATAGAATTATGGAAAGTACACTGAAATCATATCGGGATATTGATAAAAAAATATCATTACTTTTATACTTTGATCCTGACGAAAACGGATATACGGTTGCTCTTACAAAGCCATATTTCTATACTAAATATGGTAATATGGACTATAACGATGCCCTAGGCAAGTTTTATCAGATGGCAGAAGAAAATAAATTGAATTAAAGGAGGAAAAATGATAGAAATAGATTTGAATGTAGCGGAAAAATTAATATATGGTTCTTTAGGCCGCATATATCCGCAAAACGGATTAATCTTTAAATGTGATGATGAAGGGTTAAACAGTTTTAAAAACCAAAAAGAAATAACAGATAAATTTACACTTGTCATTACAGAAATAAAGAAAGATTTATTCAGGGTTATATTAAGAGATAAATAAAATTAATAATTTAAAACATTTTAAGTGTTATTAAAACAATTAAAATGTTATAACGCAGAAAGGAATTTAAAATGGAAATAGATAAGTGGGTAAAAGGCTATAAGGTTAGATCATTTCCGTGGATAAATGGCAAGGAAATCTACCTCAATGTACAGCATTATGCCGCTGGTCAGTCAATTAATCGTCCTCCTATATGGGATAAGACCGTTTATATAACAAACAATGCGGCAGGACAGAGACTTGTCAATGAGTTTCTTGATTCTTTGGTAGAATATGTTGCAATGATGCAAATTGCCAAAGATACTAGAATTGTTTTAACAGCGTAACAGAAAGGGTTATAACCATGAGTAAAGGTTTTGCAAGATATGTAACAACCAAAGAGATATCTGATAAACTTCCTATGTGTTCTATGTTCTGTAAGCATTATAACGATTGTGATAAAAGAATTACATTACAAACAGAACATGAAAATGAAGTTATATTAGTATGTTTTGGTGTAACAGAACACTAGCCGTACCACGGCAGAAAGGAAAATAAAATGGACAAGATACCTATGATCACAGAAAAAACAATTATGATAGACAAACACTCACAAGATATCATTATGTGCTGCAAACGTTCCGGCAATGATTATCTTACTTCTTTACGAGCCTGTGTAGCAGACATAACAGGGCTTTTGCTGGAACACGTTGACTATGGTGCTATGTATCACTGGATCAAAGAAACCTATCGGCAGATAGGCAAAATTAATTTGCTGATTACTGTACTTGATAATGCCTTTTCTCCATGTGCATTGTATTCCATCGTATATAAGGATTTGAATTTTCATGAAAGATTCTTGTCTATGATGTGTTCGGAATTGGCAACATTACAGGTTAATGACGATGATGAACAGGGTAGATTTGTAGCCTTGATTGATTTGAGTAAGGCAGAAAGGAATTAAAAATGTTTAATAAATATATTGAAAATAGTAAGGAAACAACTTTGTATTATCATAAAACAGACGGAGGCGCGGAATATCTGACAGACGCTTTTATGGAATGTCCGAATGGGCATAAAGAAGGAATATTTGATGGTGCAAATTTGGTTATTCGGATTGATGGTGGAGTAATTGATATAATGAAAAAATCTGAATGCATTAATACATTTTCGGATGAAGAATTAATACCGTTTTCTTAAAGGAGGTTTAATATGGAATATGTTTGGGCTTGTATGATCTTTATTGGTTTTGGAATTGGATTCGTAAGTGGCTATATTACTAGAAAAATTTCGGCAAAATAAAATGCCCATTTTAAAAGTAGGAAATGAGGTTAATTATGATAAAATTACTTTATCTTAGTCAAGAACAATGGGATAGAAGAATTAAAACGATTGCATCTAAGAATCTTAAAGAATATCATAGAACTCCTTATTGGTTATCTGTAGGGTACGCAATGCATGATTGTATTGTAGAAATATATGATGGAACTTTGGTCGTCGATGAAGAGAAATACAAAGAACTCAAAAAAATATGTCGATCAGAAAAGTATGCTTTAGGAATAAAATGATAGAATGTTCATTTTAAGTGAACGGAAAGGAATTGAAAATGGACGATAAGAAAGTGACGGATTGGCTTTATTCCGATATTGACGAATTAATAGACTTTGATTATAGTGATTAATTCATATTTATATTGACAACCAAAGGTAGCATGATATAATAGGAGACATGGATATGAGCATAATTGAGTTAATCGACAAATACAACGCAACACCACGGCTAGTAGTAGCGGCAAATGTCAGGCGGCTCACAAAGGATGTGGAGGCCGGATATATAGCTGACCGTGTAGGTGTGTCCACTCAAACGGTGTACGGCTGGTATAAAACCAATAGGGGTAACAAACCTCCGTTTGATACGGCATATAAGTTGTGCCACATACTAGGTGTGGAAATGGACGAATTGATGCGGCCAGCAGATGTGCCGACAGAGGATGATTTGAGCGATCTCCCGCCGTGTAAGGAGTGCGGCGAACCAGCTAATGCAGCAATGGGTATGTGCTGGAGGTGCTATCAGAGAAACGCGAGGGAAAAGAAGAGGGCAATAGAGTTTGCTAATAAGGCTAAGTAGGTAACAGAACAGAGTTTGTGCCACGGCACATGATGTTAAAACGCTGATTCTATTACATGAAAGGAGTTTGAAAAATGAGAAAATCTATAACAGCCGTTGAAAAAGCTATTATAAAAGATATGATCTACAACGGTAAAGATAAGAGAAGTCTTGAAGAGGTTTGGTTTGGTAAAAAGGAAGAAAAAGAAGAGTCTGAAAAGCAATAAATTGTGGATTTTAACACACGGAAAGGAAATATAATGAACAGCGAGAATTTAAAAGTAGGGCAACGAGTAGATTTATTCTGTGTTGATTGTGGGAATTACAGATGGCAGAAATATAAAGGCATTGTATATGGCGATAAGTCGTTGTTGTTTCAGTGTGAGGAATGTGGTTGTGAGAATTCAGAAAATGATGAAAAGGAGAATTAGTTATGGGCTACGATGAATTAGTTGATATAGTTGTATCTGGTTCTAAAAATTATAAGGGCTGGAAATGTGTATTTGTTGGTGACGGTACAATAGTGATGGAAAATGGAGGAAGAAAGATAAGTGGTCATTCTTCAAAATTTCATAATTGGCTAAGTGAAGCGTGGGAAGACTGTAAAAAGAAAATAGATCAATTGAGATAAAATGCAAATTTTAACACAATGAAAGGAGAATAAAATGAATTTAAGTTTTAGATGTTGTAAACATCTTGACCACGAACCTCATTATACAAATTGTACCCTACGCAACTGCCATAACATGTTCGCTTATTGGGAGCGTGGGGAAATGTGGACTGATGGTGGCAGAAATCCAAGGGATGTTCAGTTTTGCAAGAAGCGCGGCAGATTAAATTTTAAAACTGCTTGTATTGAGGGTGGCGGCGGCGAATGTTCTGATTATGAAGAGGAAGAACGTACTGTTAATGTAGATGAATAGAAAGGAGATTAAAAATATGTGTAATAACATTCAATGTAACAGAACGGATTGCGAATTTCATTATATGGATAATGAATGTGAATATGGCGGCGAGGCAGTTATTATAACCAACAATGGATGCATGACTTATGAGCCAAGAGAATATGCTTGTCCTGCTTGTGGTTGCATCTACAACAATGAAGATGAAGCAGAAGAATGCTATAAGAGCCATGATTAAGGAGGTTCGAAATGGAATGTGGTGGTATGTGTGCTACAAGAAATGAGTGCAATGGTAGTTTAAAATTGGTTCATGTTTATGGGAAGGACGGAATAGATTGGGGCGTTTTTTATTACTGTGACGAAGCAATAAATACCGATGTTAAGAGCGGGTTTAAAATTGATGTAATAGAAGATATGGGGTTATACATTGAGAAAGGAGTTAAATAATGTTGGCAAACTCAAGAAAATGTAAATATGAAATTGAAATAGACGGAGCAGATTTAACAGAAATATATTGGATATGTCATGACTTTGCATTAGATAATCGTGATAAAACTAGCGTCCAAGATAGAGTAAAAAGAGCAAAAGAAATTGAAGATAAGATTGCAAAATTGATATGGAGGTAAATTAATGGAAGGAAATTTATTAACAAACAGAAGTGCAATAGATCGTAGTAAGACAGAATTTTACCCGACACCACCAGAAGTTACAATTGCTCTTATGAAATATCTTAATTTGCCTACTAAGACAATCATATGGGAACCAGCTTGCGGAGAAGGACATATGTCAAACGCCATTACAAGTATGGGATATCAAGTTGTATCTTCGGATATTAATAATTTTGGTTATGGCACAATTGAAGATTTTTTAACAACAGAAAAGAAATATTGTGATTGGATTATTACAAATCCACCATTCAAATTCTCTGTTGAATTTATTGAAAAGTGTATATCGCATAATGTACCGTTTGCACTATTGTTAAAATCGCAGTATTGGCATTCTAAATCAAGATTGGATTTATTTAATAAATTCAAACCAACGGCCATTTTACCTCTTACATGGAGGCCAGACTTCTTGTTTGGACAAAAGGGCGGAGCACCTACAATGGAATGTCTATGGACTGTATGGGGAAGTGAGCCAGCAGAATATACAGTCTATAACCTGCTTGAAAAACCTATTGAAAAGATGAAATAAAAAAGCAATTTTATAACAGGAAAGGAGAATTAAATGTCAATAAAAGCTGATGATTATTACGGAGCTAAGGGTTGCGGTTGTAGGGCAGATGAATATGATCTTAATTATTGGGATCATAATAAGAGATTAAAATTAGAAGAGGCACGTAAAGAATATAATGATTTTATGGCACAAATATTCTTTAGCGATTTAGAAACTTTTATAGATTGCCACGGCGTTACTTTTGCACAGTATTGTGAAAATGCCGGAATAATAATAGAATAAAACAATCCTTTTAAAACAATTTTAAAAATACATTGACAACATACATATAAGTATGTTAAAATATAAATGAAAATGGAGATGATGTGGAAAAGAATATTTGAAAAGGAGATAAAAGAAAGATGAAATACCAGAACTCAAGTTGATAAGAAGTGGTTGGCACAGTAAAAGACGAGAAGAGACGAGAAAAGGGAGAGAAGAGATGAATATAAAAATATATCGCAGCGATTGATAATTAATGAGGTTATATGAGACGGAATACAAAAGAAAGCGTGAGGTATTAGCTATGCCAAGAGATTTATTTTATGATATTATGGCAGCACTGGAAGAAGATGAGGAAGCCGGAATGGACAGAGCAGAAATCAAGTTGAGGCTTGAAAGGGGTTTTGAAAACGGACTGTGAATCTTTTACCTGTGGGTACTGACCATATCTTGCATAGCTAGTACCCATTATCAAAGATTTATGTGATCGTTGAATAAAATTATGAAATATGATATAATAATTATAAGGAAAGTTTTATCAAGAAAGGAAAGAAAATAATATGAATAACCTATTTGAAAACAAGGGAAACCTGCCGTGGACTGTAAAAACACTTTGTAATATGGTCGCAAAGGATAAGATTAAATTTGACAATGATGTACAAAGAAATTATGTGTGGTCTAAGACTCACAATAGCAAATTGATTCATTCTGCTATAATTGGATATCCCATACCGCCTATGTATGCGTCAGAAACAAATGGTATATATGACTGCCTTGAGGGAAAGCAAAGATCAAATGCCTTTTGTCTTTATCTTGACGATGGATATGAATTGGATTTTTCTACAGTTGATATGGAAAAAGATATAAACCGTATTTATCTTGAAAACGGCGAGGAGTACGACGCAGAGGGCAAGAAGTTTTCTGAATTGCCATTAGAGGTGCAGAATAGAATAACTACCTATAATCTTAACCTGTACTGGTATCGGGACATGGACGATGATCAGAGAGAAGAAATGATATCTCGATTGAATGGTGGTGTACCATTTACGGCCATTGAGATAACGCGCTTGCAGTCAAAATCGTTTGATTTGATTAAAGAACTCTCTGAGCATCCCATATTTGATGTGGCGCTCACTGAAAAGGCAAAGAATAAATATAACAACGAAGATATGGTAATTAAATCCTATATCCTTCTCTTTACCGACAAGCCATCGTTCAATGCCAAGGATATGCGTGAGATAGTCCGCACAACGGAGATTAAGGCTGAACAGGCAGACCGCATTAAAACAGCGTTCGATAACATACTGGCGGTTTACAATGCGATTCAGAACAGCAATGCGGCTGTCGCAAAACGTATGATCCGCAAGACACACTTGGTTTCTTTGGTACGGCTGGCCTCTACAATTGACCAGACCGCACTGAGAGCCTTTATACTTGGCTTTTTTGGTGCAAAGGGGAGGGCGGCTACTATTAGCAATTCTTATAACATGGCCTGTCAGTATGGCAGCGGTAAACCCGAAGCTATTGCGCGTAGGCTGTCCGAAATTCGTGATTACTATGATACGCATATCAGGTCGGTTGATGATATCGGTATGAGCATTGACGATTTGCCGGATGACGAAGATATATCTGCGGTGGGCTAATGCCCACCGTCAGGTAACAGCGGGAATTGTGTGCCACGCAGGAAGGATTTAAAATGGGATTTGGAGTAATATATGATGGTGAAGATAGGTGTACGGTTTATTCTATACGAACACAGAGATTTGATTATATTTGTGGCGATGTAACAGAGTTCTTTGTTTGGAATTGTGATGGCAAATGGTGGGGCTGGATAGACTCCAAACGCACATACCCAATAGAAGAGAAGTATTGATTAAAAGAATCCTTTTAAAGATATCGGTATCAACCAACACTTTTAACTTATGAAAGGAGATCATTATGTATCAAGTATTCGATTGCGGTAGACCAGCAGATTGTTATCATAATGATAATATGTACGGCTCATATTGGGGCAAATCTGCTTATAATACATTTGTAGAAGCAAAAAATTATGCCACAAAATGGCTGGGTCAGTATTCTAACGTGATTGATTTTGAGTGGGATGGCAGCCCTATAGATTATGATGGCATGGGCGACATGATTGAGATACGAGAAGTGTGATAAAAGAGTAATTTTAAACAAATAGAAATATCATTTTAAATGGAGGTAGTAATAATGGTTTTAATAGATGGAGTTTTATTGTTGAGAATTTTAAATCTACTTGCAGGAGACAATCATGATCAGGCCGTTAAAGATTTAAGCAAGGCAATTCAAGACGCTCCTAAACAGGTAATGGTTTACACAATAGTAGATAAGGAAATAAAATAAGTGAATAAAAAAGTCGTTTTAATTCGTGAAAGGAGAAAAATATGAAATCAAAAGATCGTGTTAAAGGATATAGGGAAGGAACTGAGGATTGGAATGCCGAATATAACATGTTGTTGGACGATGGTGTGACATGCAACGAGTGTATTAATTGTGAGACATGCTGCGCCATTTATGGGCAAAGACCGTATGTAAATAGTGGAAGATGCCAGTGGTATCCCAATAGATTCAGGAGTAGGTAACAGCCAACAACTCATACCACGGTGGCCGTGGAGAAAGGAAATTAAAATGTTTTGTACGGTTGAAATAGCCAAACTAGATTATGATAGATTTCTGTATTATCATAAATTAGTTATACTGGAATGTGATGCAAATTTTGGGGATGTGTTTGATGGTTATATTCTCTGTAATGGATGTGGTAATGATACCTTTATGTCGGGCGAACCAACAGAATATCTACCTAAAGGGCGATATGTTGCATTACTTCCATTACATTTAATATCAAGAATCCGATCTGATAGAGACGATTTAGATTTGAAAGGTTTTACTAAGTATCGAAAGGAAACCAAATTTTATCCTCTTATGGGATTTGAAATTGAAAAGAATGGAGAACTAGGGGCGGAGATCGGGGATTTTGATGAGAGTAAAGCAACAACACGAGTTGATTATTATTACATAAGTGATTAAAACCGTTGTTTTAAGTGTTTTGGAGTTGAATATGAATAAATATCTTATTGGAGAGATTAGGGCTTCTTCTGATGGTGGAAAGACATGGCATAATTGCGGAACACCAACGTCTTCTGAATGGATGTGGGAACATTCAATTGAACGGCACAACATAAAATATAGGTACACTAATTTGAAATATGCTTTGTCCGAAAAGGACATTCAAGAGATAAAACCAGTAATTTAAGCGAGGTGTTAAAATGATAGAACCTTTGGAATTTATTGATGTCTTGCGTAATAGCGACAGGTATATAGAAACTATTTACATGAACGGGGGCTGCTATCAATTTCATCTTGTTTTAAAAGCATTATATCCTGAAGCTATTCCTAAGATGGTTAATATGGGTGGTAACTGCAAAGGTTGTGATCATGTTATTACTCAAATCGGAGAAAAATATTATGATATTGGTGGTGAATTCCCAATATTAAACTATGAGTTATATGACATTGATGACAAGGTAACAAGATGGTCATTTTGGAAAAATAACGGGTTTTGTGCTGAATGTCCTAAGTGTGAGGAGCCTGTGTTTTTTAATCCAAATGGTGAACCAATGAGATAAAACTATTAATTTATTAACCGTATGAGTGAGTATTAAAGAGATATAAGGAGATTGAAAATGGATAATTTTGATTTTAATGAATTGATTGAACAAGAAGTACAAAATAGAATACAGGATAAGGCAGAGGAACTTGAGCGTGTTAAAAGCCACAATAAGGAATTGTTGAAAAAGAATGAAATCTTGTCAAAAGAAAATAAAACAGTTCAAAAATTAATGGCTCAATTAGAGGAGTTTCAGATTTTCAAGCCGATGATAAATAAGGATAATATCGGTGCTTTATTTAACATTTTTGGACTCGAACAAAGTAATGAGCCTATATCGGGTATGCACTCTGAAGAGATGCCTAATACATTTAAATTGCTATGGAAGTATTATCCCTCAAGAAATATTGTTATTGATATGTTTGATTTCTTTAATGTGGAATATAGTGAAGACATAAAAAACTATAGGATGCCTTATGATCTAACCAAAGATGAAATTAAATTGTTTATCAAAAATACTTCAAGGGCATATGTTACAAATGGTTGTATTTTTGACGATAACACAGGATTCTTTTATGAAGATTTAAGGGCAAATAAATATAGAACAGAAGATGTAATTACAAAAGGTGATGGGTGGTCGTCTTATATATCGATGCCTTGGCAGTTGATTTTAAAGAATAAATTTTTCTGTGAGGGTGATATATTAGATATGGTTATTAAGGAAATTAAGAAGGGTACTAGTAATTCATACTATTA